GGCGGACCTCAGCGAGGCGAGGATGCAGGGGGCGTACCTCAGACAGGCGCAGTGCCAATCAGCGAAGCTGGCCATGGTGCGCATTGACTCGGTCATGGCCAGCTTCGCTGATTTTACCGATGCGGAGGATATGACGCAAGAGGCGGTGGATTGCTGCTTTGGGTGCGGCGGAACCATCCTGCCGACGGAGTTGGAGCGGCCCGTGCATTGGCATCCTGAGCGGTTGGAAGATTCCTTCAATCAACGAAAGGCTTACGACGCATGGAAAACCGCCCGTGCCGCCGGGGAACGGCCGTCTTGAGTTGCTGCCGAGGGCTGGACGGGGTGGTGAGGGTTTTTTCTGTTCGGCGTGGCTGCGGGTCTGGCTTGCTCGGCCAGGATGCCGCAATGCCGCGCGGGGCCGGTGGGGCGGAGGCGAAACAGCAGGACATCGCCGGGGCGGGGGGTGTCGGTCGGCTTCAGGTGGCGCAGGGCGGCGGCGAGGAGGGTTTCTGCGCCGGTCGCCTCGGCCCAATCCTGCGTATAGGGGGGGAGAGGCTCCGGCTCCTCGTCATACAATGGATGCGGGGGCGGGGGGCGAGGTCGGTGCTTGTGGGGCGAGGCCCCGGCTCGGGGGGCTGGGCAGAGGCGATGGAATCGGTCATGTCAGGGCGCTGCCGTCATTGGTATCGCCGGGCTGGGGATAGGCGGTCATCCAGTCATCGCCGGGCATGTGCGGGAAACCGCGAAAGCGGAGGGCGTTCGCGAAGCGGGTGCGGCATGTCTCGAACCGCTTGTCGCAGCCCATGGTCGCGGTAAAGGCGTCGCCCGGCTGGGCCGCATCGGGGGGCGGGGACCACAGGGTCAGCGATGCGCCAGCATGGCTGCGGATCGGGGCGGTCTGACCCGCATTCGCGCCGCTGGTCCATGTGAGGATGCCGTGGGTGTAGGCATCATCGCCGGGCAGGCCGGTGACGGTCAGGGTGCCGTGGGTCGCGATGGCCGTGACGGTGCCGGGCGCGGGGGTGAGCGCCACGCCGCACCGGACATCGCCAAGCTCGGCATCGCAGCGGCGCAGGTACGCCCTGCCCTGCGGCTGATCGAGGCGATGGGCCATGCTGCGCAGCTCCGCCGTGAAGGCGAGGGGCCCGCGGGTGGTTTCGCCAAGGGAACCGCGAAAGATCAGTACGCGCTGGGCGGGGTCGGCCCAATTGACGCGGAAGATATCGACCTCGGCATCGTCGAAACGTCCCCGCTCCAGATCCGTCTCGGTAATGACGTCATCCGCGAGCGCGCCGACCACCTCGATATTATCAGGCGCAAGGCCGGTGGCGGATTGCAGCGCACCTGCATCGAGGCCGGGGGCGGGGGTGAAGGTCTGGTCATCGAAGGCGAGGGGGCGGTCGTGATCGGTAAAACCGAGGCGGGTGGCATCGCGCAGGGTCAGCGCCCAGACGTGGCACAGGGTGGTGGCTCCGGTATCGAGATGGGCCTGGAGGGCGGCGGGGATGTGGCGCATGAGGGCGGCTCCTGCGAGAGAAAAATGTGCTCTGACCAGCGAGGTCCCCGGTCGAGCCGGGGACGGGGGCTATGCTCTGATCTCGACGAGGGGGATCGAGGGGATTTCGCCTGCGTGGAAACCGGACAGGTTGATATCGAGGCGGTCGGTGTCGAAGCGGACGGGGGTGTCGAACTCGAAACCGGCGGTGATTTCGGCTCCGGCGGGGGGCGGGGTAGCGAATGCGATCGTGCCGTCCGTCACGGTGACGGGGGCGGGGATGCCGTCGATGGCGGCAAGGACACTGGCCGCGACGGGGTGCGTGACCGGGCGGATTTCGGCGGCGGGGCCGGAGGCGTAGGTCTTGGTCAGGGGGAAGCTGGCCGTGGCGCCATCGGCGATGGCGAGGCGCTGGTCGAGGGCGGTTGGTGCGGCGGAGGGGGGGCCGGAGCGGTAATCGGCCCAATCTTTCCACCGGAAACCATGGAGGCGACCGCGCCGTGCCTCGAAAAACGCGATGACGGCGTGAATATCGTCGAGGGAGCGCACGCCGTAGCCCGCGTCGTAGCGGCGGCGGGATTGTGCCCACGGGGTATTGCGCTCCTCATGGCCGCTGGCGAGGGTGACGATGCGGGTGCGCCGCTCCGGCCCGCCGCTGGCATTGAGAGAAATGTTGGTGGGAAAGCGGGTGTCGTGGAAGGCGGACATGGGGGCCTCGCGGGGTTCGGGGGGGGTATGGGTGCTGGTGTCAGCGAGGCCCCCGGTCTGCGCCGGGGGCGGGGCTTTTACGCTACAGATTGCGCCGCCCGCGATCGACGGCGCGGGCGAGGGTGGCGGCGATTTGAGTGCGGGAGCGGGCAAAGCTGTCGGCGTCTTGCGTCATGATGTTGACGGTGACAGAGGACGCGCCGCCCTGCCCGCTCGCAACGCCGAGGCGGCCGTCGGGAGTGCGGTGCAGGGGCAGGATCGCCTCCGGCCCCGCCTCGCCCATCAGGCCGGTTGCGCCGTGCATGGGGAACAGGGTCGGGCCGCTGACCACGCCACCCTTTGCGAAGGCGCGGATCTTGCCCGCGTCGAAGGCGGCCCCCTTGGCGAAGGGGAGGAGGTCGAACAGGCCGCCGATGCCTGCGCTGAGCAGGCCACCCGCGCCCTGCCCCGCCGCATTGCCGATACCGTCGGTGATCTGGCTCGTCAGCCCACCGATGGCGCGGGAGGCGACGGAGCGGGAGACATCGAGCGCGAGATTGCGCAGGATATCGGACAGCTTTGCGCCGTCCTTGATGGCGGAGCGGAATGCGGTGTCGAGACCGCTGGACAGGGCGGTGGACAGGGTCTTTCCCGCCTCGTTCGCACGGGTAATCTCGGCGGTGGCAGAGCGGACGCTGTCGGTGACGCCGGACATCGACAGGCGCACGGCGGAGGTGACGCCGCGAAAGACGGCGGGGGATCGCTCGCCCTCGGCATTCAGGGCGGCGATGTCGGGGGTGTCGTCAGGGGTCATGGGCGATATCCGGGTAACGGGCGCGCAGGGCGGCCATGGCCTCGCGCTCCATCGGGGGGGCGATGGCGGGGGCGGGGCCGGTCAGGGCGCGGGCGGCGAGGGTCAATTCGCGGGGGGTCATGGACCAGAAAGCCGCCGGGGACAGGCGCAGGGTTCCCATGCCGAAGCCGATCAGCGCGGGCCAGTTCATGACGGCTCGAACGCCGCGCGCAGGAGGGCGGCGACAAGGGCGATGGATTGGGAGGCGGAGCCATCGAGGCGCATGGCGGCGACATCGGCATCCGTCTCGCCACCCCCTGCCCCGCGCAGGCCCGCACCGATGACGGCGATGGCGTCGCGGGCGGACAGGCGGCCCTGCTCGAACCGTTCGGCGAGGGTCAGCAGGTCGGGGACGGCGAGGGTGGTTTCAAGCTCGGCAAGCACGCCGAGGGTGAGGCACAGGGTGCGGGCGCGGCCATCGAGAATGGCCTCGACCTCGCCGCGTTGGGGATTGGGCATGGCGGAACCTCTCGCTTATTCGGGGGTGAAGGCAAGCTCGCCCGCGGAGGCGAGGGACAGGTCGTAGGCCATCGCACCATCATGCTCGCCGGAGAATTCGAGGGCGGCAAAGAAAAACCCCGCTTAGGCGGGGTTGGGGGCAGGCAAAGAAAAAGCCCCGCCGAAGCGGGGCCGTAAGGTAGGTAGTCGGGGGAGAAACTCGAATGCCCTGTGGATTGCCCGGTGTCGGCTTCTGCCGGTCCCGGGGATGCCGTAGGGCGAAAGCGTCAGGCGATGCCGAGCAGGCGAAGAATAAACAGCACGACCACAACGAGGCCGACGAGATAGATGATATTGCGCATTGTCGTCTCCAAGTAATTCATTTCGGCACGCGCCATGACGTGGCGAGCGCGTGCATCAGTGAGTTAGGAAGCCCCCGGCGCACGCTTTTGTTCCACTTGGGTCGTCAAAAGGTTAATTATTCTTCAGGATAAGGTCGTAGCGGTCAATCAGAGCTTTGGTTTCATTGGCAAAATCGCGCAGATCGCTGGCTGCACCGGATGCGCCCTCTCCATCTGCGGCGGTGGCGATGGTGCGCATACGATCCTCGTAGTCGCGAAGCTGGTCGATGAAGCGGGTGTTGATGTCGCGCATCAGGGCCAGCTCGGCCTGGGCCGCGCTGTTCGAGACGGCGGTCGAGGGAGCGGGGGCGGGGGCCGCCGGGGCCGCTGCACCGAACATCGGGACCGCCGGGTCGGGTTCGGGAACGGCGGATGGCGGCGATGCCATGAGCATGTAGGTCGCAAACACCCCGACCAGAAAGGCCACGACGGGACCAAGCCACATGGCGAGGGATGAGCGGGGGGAGCTGTCGGTCTTCATCGGGGGGAGCCTCCTGCGGTACGGGGTGCAGGTTATCCTTCCGGATCATGCTCCACAAGCAAACGAAAGCGGCAATCGGCCCGGCGCAGGCGACCGCGCCCCTCGCGGCTGGTCTTTGCCGTCAGGAAACGCAGGGATACGACGGTCCCGCCGGGCAGGACGAGCGGGGAATCCTCCAACGCATCGTAGAGCGCGGCCATGGCGGATTTGAGCGCGGCGTAGCCCCGGATCGCGGACCACAGGCTGAGCACAATCTCATGCTCGGCCCCGTTGGTCGTCTGGGTCGAATAGGCGCTGACACTCTCGTCACCGATGACGAGATATGTGCTGGATCGCGCGCCAGAGGATGGATGCGGGGGGGCATCGAAGATATTGGGACCGCCCAGCGCATCGCCCAATGGCTGATACGCGGACAGGTGGGCGAGGAGCGCCCGTTGCAGCGACAGGGAAAGTTTCATGGGTCGATGCGTCCCTCTTCTACGAGACAGGTGAGAAAACGGCCCCGGCCATCGCGGTCGAATACCGCGCGGATCGCAAAAATCCGCGCGTCGATCACGAAACGCTGGTCGGGGCGGGGGCGCAGGCTGCGCGGGCAACGGAGCATGATGCGATGGGTGATCGTCGCCGTCTCGCGGCTGCCCTCATACGCTTCCTGACCGGAAACGGGGATGAGGGCGGCCCAGTGTTCGCCCATCGCGGTCCAGCCGGGCGAGACGCCGCCCGAGCCGTCGGAAATTTCGGTCGGACTTTCGAGGCGAGCGAGGCGGCGCAGGGGCGGTGGTTTCGACATCGGCGGCACTCTCCTTGTTCTTTCGAACGCGTTCTTAATACTACTGCGGCATTATGTATTTCATCGAGAGCGTGGGATGGATGCGAGCGATGAGAATACTGTTTGGGGATACGGGGCGGTTCGATTGCGATGGCTGGCCCCTGAGCACAACCGAAGACGAACGGCGCGCGGCCGACCTGCTGGAACGGCGGGACGGGACCAGTGAAACCGGGGCTGCCCCGCTGCTGCAACGGGTCACCGACGCCGCATTATTCGGGTGGTGGACGCTGCTGCCCGCTGTGCTGTTGCTGGTGGGGCTGGGCACGGGGGCCTATGCGCTGAAATCATGGCTCGGGGTCGATCTGTTCGACGGGCATTTCATGCTGCACGGATTGCTGTTCGGATAACCGACCCGCGTCGTCGTCAGGACAGGCGGATTGGGCGGTAGGGGGCCACGAGGCTCGCCACGCCCAAGGGGAGCGGGGTGCGGGTGTCGGTCGTCGCCTCGCGATTTTCATAAAAATGAGCCGCAAGGAGCGTCACCGCGTGGCGCAGATCCTCGGGCGTGTCGTCGGCGGCGGGGCCATACCCGGCCGTAAAGCGGATTTCCGCGTGGCCATCCATCGGCAACCACGGAAAAGACGGCGCGGACAGGCGGGGACGGGGTGCGCCCCGGTTCAGCGTCCACCCCGTCCATAGCGTGCGCGCCCCGGTGGGGGCGATCAGCTCGACACTGTCGACGGAAATCACGGGGGCCAGAGGAAACGGCGCTTCGAGGTTTCGGGATCGCCACAACCATTCCTGAGTCATCAAAGCCGTATCCAGACGACGCTCGATCGCGGTGGTCGCAACGCGGATCAGGGTCGTCAACTCGGTTGTCTGCTCGGTCTCGGGGGCGGCGTGGGGCAGGCGCAGGTGTTCGGCCAGCGCATCCGGGGCGATCACGAGGCTGGCGGGCGGGGACTGGCGATAGAGCGTCATGCGCGGGCCTTTCTGTTTGCGGGTGCGGCTCTCCAGCGGCGGCGGGCGGATGGAGGGAACGCCATGGCGGGGTCCGCGCCGGAGAGCCGCGAGACGGATCGAGCCGGGCGTGGGAGGAACGCGGGCATCGATCCGTCGGATGGTCCCGCCACCGATATCAGGGCGGCGGCGGGCTTCGCCGCGAGGGCGAAGGGGGTGAGCCGGATTTTCATCCAGCAATTTCAAGGGGTAGGTCCGGGGCGAGAGGCCCGCTTAGGCCGAGAAGTCGAGCAGCTTGATCGCGGCGAAATCGGTCACGTCGCCGCCGACCCGGCGGGTGGCGTAGAACAGGACATGCGGCTTGGCGCTGTAGGGATCGCGCAGGACGCGCAGGTCCGGGCGCTCGGCGATGGTATAGGCGGCGCGGAAATCACCGAAGGCGACGGCGGTGTTGCCGCTGGCGATGTCGGGCATATCCTCGACGATCAGGACGGGGTAGCCCATGAGGCGCGCGGGCTGACCCTCGGCCAGACCCTCGGCCCAGAGATAGCGGCCATCGGCGTCCTTGAGTTTGCGGACGGCCCCGGCGGTGGCGGAATTCATCAGGAAGACGGCATTCGCGCGGTATCCTGCGGGGAGGGCATAGACCAGCTCGACCAGCGCATCACCCGGATCGGCGGCAGCGAAAGCACCGGCGGCACCGGTCTTGACCGTGCCCAGCGAACCCCATGCCCAGGAGGCGTTATCGACGGTCGCGTGGGCGAGGATGCCCTTCGGCTTGTCGATGCCATCCCCATCGACGAAGGCCGCGTTTTCGGCGCGGGCGAAGCGATCCGCGATGCGCTCGGCCAGCCAGCCCTCGACATCGAAGGCGCTGTCATCGAGCAGGCGCTGGGACGCTTTGGGCGTGGCGCTCAGCTCGTGCAGGGGGATCGAGATGCGGTCGATCTGGGGGGGGGCGGTGTCGGAAACGCTGCTCGCCTCGGTAATCCACGATGCGCCCATTTCGGTATGGTCGATCAGCGCGTCATAGGCGGAGGCGTCGACCTGCACGATGCGGGCGATGGCGCGGAGCGAGGACGAGGCGCGCAGGACGCTTTCGATGCGCCCGGCGGTCTGGGGGTCGACGAGGACGCCCCCCTCGGCGGCGACGGCAGTATTCAGCGCCTTTTCCTCGATATCGAGGCTGCGCACACGGTCCTCGTCGCCCTGCCGGACATAGGCGGCGAAGGCCTTGCGGTGGGGGGTGGCCGCGTCGGCGCGGGTGCTGCCGATGGGCGAGCGGGCGGCGGCGACGGCCTTGCGATCGAGGGCGTCGAGG